CAAGTGGTGGAACTGAATATTCAACAACCCGACAAGCAAGAATTACTGAATAAACTGATTTCCGATATAGTCAAGTCCAAGAAAAAGACTTGGGTTGAAGGTACTGATTGGGTTCAGTATGCTGGTTCCTATCTTGATGAAAAGGAGTATATCTCTGTCATTGAGTGCCTGTTGGGTGGCTGGCTTGTTTTGGCAGAGAACGGAATCCGCTTCGAAAACAAGTTCCCAAAGAAACTTGGAAAGGAACACGGATGCCTCACCAATAGTGGATCTAGTGCCAATCTTCTAATGGTTACGGCATTGAGTTCTCGTAAACTTTGGAATTTGCCCAAGGGTTCCAAGGTAATCACGCCAGTTGCTGGTTTCCCTACGACAGTCAATCCCATTATTCAGCAGGGATTTACTCCCGTCTTTATTGATATTGAAGTTGATACTTTGAATCTAAACATCAATCAGTTGGAGGAAGCAGCAAAGAATGGCGCAAGTGCGTTGATGTTTGCCCATGTATTGGGAAATCCTCCAAATATGGATGCAGTAATGGATATCGTCAAGAGATATAATCTCATTCTGATAGAAGATTGCTGTGATGCGTTGGGAAGCACATATGATGGAAAGATGCTTGGCTCTTTTGGAGAAATGGCTAGTTGCTCTTTCTATCCCGCTCATCATATGACTATGGGAGAAGGTGGATTCATTTCTACTCACACCAAGGAGCAAGAAATGGTGATCAAGAGTCTGCGCGAATGGGGCAGAGGTTGCTATTGTTCGGGACAGGCAGCATCGTGCCTAAAGAACGGTATGTGCAAGCGTAGATTTAGCAATTGGATTCCATCGCTTCCTGATGAGATTTTTGATCACAAATATGTTTACGAAGAAATTGGCTATAATCTAAAGCCACTAGACCTACAGGCAGCAATGGGTCTTGTGCAATTGGAAAAGTTGGATCAGATCATTTCTATTCGTAAGCGCAACTATGCTCGTTTGATTGAAATCTTCTCAAAGTATGAGGAGTACTTCTATCTTCCCCGTGCGACTGAAAAGTCTGATCCTGCTTGGTTTGCGTTTCCCCTAACAATTAGAAATGGTTCGCCATTTAAGCGAACGGATCTTACAATGTTCTTGGAAAACAACAAGATTCAGACTCGCAACTATTTTGGCGGCAACATATTGTTACAGCCAGGTTATTCAAATGTTGCTCCCGAGATAGATGCTAAAAAGCAATTCCCTGTCGCAACCAAGGTAACAACGGACACATTTTTTCTTGGTACAAGTCCAGTCATTACTGAAGAACAATTGAATTATGTTGAAAAGACCGTAGATGCATTCTTCGCTGACAGAAAATAATACTAGCAGATGCTTGACTGTAAGGGATTTACTGCTATAATCTCCTGAATGCCAAACGACCGTATTGAAGCACTAGTCCTCCGTTCGCTTATTCACGATGAAGAATATGCGCGGAGGACTTTGCCATTTCTCAAACCTGAATACTTCATGGATCGCACCGAGCGCGTGGTCTATGAGACCATTGCAGAGTTTGTATCCAAGTACAACAAGTCTCCTACGGTTGAGATCATTACGATTGATCTCTCTAACCGCGATGGATTGTCAGAAGAGGAATTCAAGCAGGGCAAGGAACTTCTTGGTGAACTTGCCGACTTTGACAAGCCTGATACCAAGTGGTTGATCAATTCCACCGAGAAGTTCTGCCGCGACAAGGCTGTCTACAACGCCATCATGGAATCCATTCAGATCATTGACGGTAAGGGCAACAAGACACAGAACGCGATTCCCGAAATACTGTCAACTGCGCTTGCGGTTTCCTTTGATGCTCATGTAGGTCACGACTTCATTGAGGACTACAATGAGCGGTTTGACTTCTATCATCAGATTGAACGCAAGATGCCGTTTGACTTGGAGTACATGAACAAGATCACGCAGGGTGGTGTACCAAGCAAGACGCTGAATGTCATCCTCGCGGGTACGGGCGTGGGCAAGAGCCTGTTCATGTGTCACCATGCTGCAAACTGTTTGATCACAGGAAACAATGTTCTCTATATCACTTGTGAGATGGCAGAGGAGCGGATCGCAGAGCGTATTGATGCTAACCTCATGGACATCACGATGGATGACTTGAAGAAGTTGCCCAAGGACATCTACACGCGCAAGATGCAGCGTATCATGTCCTCTACTTCATCCAAATTGATCATCAAGGAGTATCCGACCGCTACTGCAAACGCGATGCACTTTGAAGCACTCTTGGATGAATTGCGACTGAAGAAGAACTTCAAGCCTGATGTGGTGTTCATTGATTACCTGAACATCTGTGCCTCTAGTCGCTTCAAGGCAAACTCCAATGTCAACTCCTACACCTATGTCAAGGCGATTGCAGAGGAACTTCGTGGCATGGCGGTGAAGTATGATGTTCCAATCTTTACGGCTACACAGACAAACCGTGAAGGCTTTGCCAACAGCGATGTGGAATTGACAAATACAAGTGAGTCATTTGGTCTTCCTGCCACCGCAGACTTCATGGTTGCTCTGATCTCCACCGAGGAATTGGAGGAACTTGGACAACTCATGGTCAAGCAATTGAAGAATCGCTACGGCGACCCGTCCGCATATCGCCGTTTCGTGATCGGCGTTGACCGCAGCAAGATGAAGTTGTTTGACTTGGATGCCGCTGCACAGAAGGGCATTTCTAAAATGGGTGAGAAGGAAGATGATGATGAGGTTGAGATGCCCGAAGGCGGCGGTGGATTTAAGACTTTCCGTCAGCGTAGGGATGAAAAATTTTCCAAGAGAAACTTTGACAACTGGTCTTGACAGCAGCCAATATACAAGGTAAGATTACGCACTATGACATATCGCTTGCACATTGACATTCCGATTGATGCGTGTTCTGTTGCAGAGGCGCAGGAGAAGGTACGGCTGATTCTGTCCGAACTCTCAATCCGAGAGGGAATGCCGATGTCCCGTACCCTTGCAGAGGAAATCAACTTTAGATTGGGACATGATGATGATCGACAGCGTTCAAATTATATGGAGATCGATTCTAGGGGGCATTGCTCAAGCAAGAAGTCAACGATCAGGGTCGCCTGATTATCGTTGTCCGACTTGCAAAGAGTGTGGCTGTGCTACAATTCGTTCCCGTAGAGATCATGTCTTTCAAATGGGAAGCAACGAAGAAGTAAGAACAGAACCCTTGGTCATGGCTAGAGTTGTCTACAATATCCCTGTATTTCAATGCACCAATCAGAAGTGCGGTCTATACTACATGGATCCCGAGGGAGAGAAGCAGTTTGAAACTTTAGAGAAGGCTTTGAAGAAGGAAATTAAGACCCGAAGACGGGTCTAACAAATGGGACGAGGGGGTCTTTGGTTGGCCCAGGAGAGTTTATACCTCTCTGGAACAGGTTCGATTCCTGATCGTCCTACTCACAACTACATACAACAACCCTTTTAGGAGAGATTACTATGCTGATTCCAAGTCCAAATTTCATTATCGTTGAGACAACCCAAGAAGTTTTCAATTCTCAGGTTCAAGGCAATCCACAAGATTCCGGTTTGTTGTCCCGCAGCCTTCCTGTTTTGGTCGGCAAGGTCTATGCCATCGGGGACACGCAGTTCTCTGATAGTCCCGTCATGGGCGATGGTCGCTCATTCTCATGGGCGCGTAAGCCCGAAGAATTTCCTCTGGCTAATGGAGAGGAAGTGGTCTGTCAGTATTGGGAACACGCCACACAGCACGAAGATAAGTATCTGTTCATTGTGGCAAAGGGCAGCATCCTTGGTGTGTACCGCAATCGTGAGACAGTTGAGGCTACCCTTTTTGATAATGCACAGCCTGAACTTGAACTGGCAAACTAAATACAACAACCCTAGTCAAACTTACCCCGCAGGAGATAGCATCTCCCGCCCGACAACCCCCTGAAATACGGGGGTTGTTTCTTATTATTGAGTATGCCTGTAGGCTAAATACGGTGATGATAGCCAATTTTTCAAGTCTGATGTATGCTCCCTCCTGCCCTCTTAATGAGGCTGTGGAGACACAACATCTTGAGCATATTGAAGACTTGATGTTCAAGGATTTGGACAATGGCATCAATAGTTCCATGACTTTGATGACTAATATCACCAAGTCCTTGGCTAGTAAGACCCCCACCGCCAAGATGGTCATTACCACCAAATGGGATGGCGCACCCGCTATCGTTGCGGGAAAGCATCCCTCAAACGGCAAGTTCTTTGTTGCCCTGAAGCACGCAACCACCTCCAAGAATCCAAAGATAAACTTCACGCTTAAGGACATCAAAACCAATCACGGGGATAATGCCGATCTAGTGAACAAACTGACTCTTTGCTTGGAGAATCTTCCTGCGGTACTTCCTTCTACCGGAGTCTATCAGGGCGATCTAATGTTTAGTCCAACATCCCGTAAAGAGATGGAAGTTGACGGCGTAAAGAACTATGTGTTCCGTCCTAACACTATTCTTTATGCAGTCCCCGTAGATTCACCATTAGGCAAGAAGATCGGTGCTGCCAAGTTAGGAATCGTGTTCCATACGGTGTATACAGGGAAGTCGGATACGCTGCAAGGAATGAACAAGGGAACGCTTGCCAATCTAGACGGGTTCAAGCAGACAACAAATGTATGGTTCTCTGCTGCCACCCTGCCTTCTCCACCAACAGGCAAGACATTCATCACGGCTAGTGACTCCG